CCGTATGTTGCGGGCGTGGACGGGTACGAGACGGGGTTGGATTATAGGAGGGCGAAATGATGACTGCCGCCCGCAAATCTATTTCATGGGCCTACTTCAAGACCGAGTGTTGTCCGCACCGGCAGTCACTCGCGTTTCTCCCGCAGGTCACCGATCCCGAATATCAGCACGAGTGTATCATCGACTTGGAGCCGGAGGAGACAGACACGCAACACGATGTTGTCTACTGTCTGGCCGCTAATTGTCCGCGGTGGTCGAGGCTGACAGACGTATGAAAGGGGAGGGTCACATGAAACGATGCGACAAGCACAACGTACCACTCAGCCGGAAGTACGTGGACAGCAAGCCGGTTGACTTCTGCAAGAAGTGCGTTGCCGACAAGGCGCACACCAAACGTCAGCATTTCGTATCGGTGAAGTGGTGAGCGGACCTTCGGGGAACTGCATTGTGTGCGGGGAGTCGTGCTGTCCCGGCCACAATCTCGGCGAATCAATGCGCCATGAAGGGCGATTGCTGTTTTATCATGCCCAGTGTGTCCCGCACATGCCGCGTTGGTCGCTAGGGAAATGCTCAGGGTGTGGGCTGGTGGTGCCGACATGGTCGGACCGCGCGTCGGCCTGTCCCCTTTGTATTAAGACGGCAAAACGCGAGCGACTCTACCACAGGTTGCGCAAATGGATGAAAACAAGAGGACAGCCCCTATGAGCCGTGCCGCACATCACCGGCACCGAATCAAGAAGCGCCTTTCTGCCCCGATTCTGCTTGTGCCCAAATCGAGCGTGACGCGGCGGAAAGGGAATGTTGTTCAATACGATGATTGGTCACTGTGCCAGACATTAGCGAAACGTGAGGAGCGGAAATGAAGCCGTTTGTTGGGGGATGCCCATTTGAAGAAAGCGGCTATCAAGATGCGGATGGGGGGTACTGGAAGGCGGAGACGCTGTATTCTGCGGCAAAACAACAGGGAGTGAGGAAGCTCAAGATTCCGATTGAGCATCTTTCGTGGGCACAAGTTCGCTTCAGCGGGGTTGAGACGACCTATGATATGGCATATCACGTTCGCCGCGCCCTTGATTGTGATCTAAACAAGCCGATCTTATTGGGGCCTCTTGGAAACATCATGGACGGCTTTCATCGCCTCGTCATGGCTATCGCCGTGGGCAAAAAGTTCTTGTGGGCGTATCGCCTAACAGAGTTGCCAGATCCAGACGAAACCAAAGCAGACAAATCAAAGGAGTAGCGATGAGCAAGCAGAAAGCCACCATCCACCATCGGCACGATCTCAGTGTCCAGCGGGGCGTCAAGCCCGTCAAGGGCATGGACGTATGGGTTGTCAAGCCCGGACGGCTGGAGGTCCGTAAGACCCCGCCATCTGCGTCCCGTACCCTGCATCCGGCCGCTGGCCCCATTGGCAAGCTGGCCGAGTACGTCAAGGGCGGGATCAGCAAAGTCGAGGTGTTCTGATGGCCCCCGTCATCATCATCGGCCTCGCCCGTTGCGGGACGACCGATCTTCAGCGCAGACTCGTCAAGGCCGGTTACGCAACCGACGACTGGCTTGTGCAGGGCGACGAGCCCACTGATCTGGTCGGGTGGAACGAGAGTGAGTACAACTACAACCCGCCGTATCTCTCGCCGCCTTTCCCGTACGATCCCAACCCGTATTTCAAGGATCGCCTGCGCGCCTATCGTGATCGGGTAGAGCACGGGCTGGGGAGTGTTCCGTATGTCATCAAAGAGCCGCGCATCTACATGTTCCTTAAAGTGTACGCCGCTGTCTGGCCGGACGCGCACTATATCCTGTGTGAGCGGTCCCAGCAATCCGTGTACCTGAGTCAGGCCAAGCGGCGGAAGATGCAGGGGACGTATGACACCTGTGCCTTTCAGTTCCATATGCGGAGCGCCATGGCGATTGCGAACCTGCTGAATGCCGACGTCGCCTTCTTCCGGCTCGACTACACCTTGGACCGCGCCTCGTCGCAGGTCAAGCTCCGCGAGTTTCTCGGGAACGATGAAGTAGACCTGGTCAGCGGCTTCAACTTCCGGCACCAGAGTTACGAGCGTGATGACGAGTGCGCGGATCTGCCCGCGACAGCCGGGGAGCCTGCCGCGGAGGTGGTCGCCAGCAAGCACGACCCGCTTGTCCAGCGGTCAGCCGCGATACAGGCCCAGCAGAAGTTGGATGACATGAGCGTCGAGCAACTCAATAGGGTGCTGATCGGGCTGGGCGAGGAACAGAAGGCGTTGCGCGAGCATGTCGATGTGATTACGCAGATGCGGGACAAGAGGGCTATCTCGTTACAATCGGACGTTCCCGCAGACGTGCCTCGCCGTGAAGCAGACGCGCCGGGTTGACTCGTCCCGTCTTGAAGAACACGACGTAAATCGGTATCTCGATCCCGCCGAAGGATGAGCACAGCATATCTGCGTCCCTGCGGAAGGTGCCGTCCTTGAAAAAGAATCCGATCAACAAGTCGCGCCGCGCCTGCGCGTACGCAATCGGGAACTGCGCGTAGGGGATAATCGCGCCCCGTTTCCGGAGAGGTTTCGTCCAGTTGGCGCGGGCGGCGAAGACCACGCGATTCTGCGTGTCGCGGTGAATCCCGAAGACATTCACATCCTTGCGCGGGATGCCCATGTCGCCGAGTGTTTTGCAGATGACATCGCCGAAGCTCATTTATGCTTGACACAATACCCGTTCTGTTATGGTGGGGTCAAGAGGAAAGGATTCCATCATGCCGAAGCACACAGCCGCCGCACGCTCCCGCTCACGGGCGCGTAAGCCCAAGCACAAGCCTGTCATCCGGGGCCGGAAGAGGCATCGGTGAAGTATTGCCTGCCTCATCGCGGGATATGGCGCACGTTCACCGACGAGGAACTTCAGGAACACATTGAGAGCGGCCATCCCGAAACGGCGAAGGCCAAGCGCGAGTTGTGGGAGGAGTTTGAAAAGAATCGACTGGCGTTCTTCCTCGGTCACGGCGGGCAGGTGCCGTTCATCAACGACCGCGACCATGACCTGGTCATTCTCGACGCAGGCAATCAGTGGGGCAAAACTGTAGCGTTGATCGTGTGGCTGTTGACCCGCGCCATTCCATGTAAAAAAGAGACGTGGCCGTGCTTCACGCCGGAGCATGGGTTGGATTGGCACGAGTGGGATGGTCCCAAGAAGTGCGCCATCGCCAGTTACGAGATGAGCGTGCATTGCCGCCGCAACCTGTGGCCGAAACTGCGGGACATGATCCCGGCCGCACAGTTCAAGCATCGCAACAAAGATGGCACGCCCAAGGCACCGAATTGGCAGGCCGCTCCGTGCGTTGACTTGATGTGCGGCACGACCATCGACTTCTTTGCCTATCGCCAGCCGGCTGAAGCGTTCGAGTCGATGTCCTATGATCTCTGGGCGTTTGACGAGCAGGTGCCCGAAGACATCTTCGATGCCGCCTATGCCCGCGGCACGACCTCCGAGAACTTTCAGGCGGCTATCGCCATGACCCCGCATATCGTTCCCGGCCGCCCCAACACGGGCGCAGGCGGATGGGTAGTGCGGATGCGCAATGGATTACTCAGCAAGGGCATCAACTGGAGTGAGCACCATATTTCGGCCAAGGATGTGCCGCCTGAGATTGTGAGCGAGAAGAAAAAGAAGCAACTCTACAAGAAGTATATCACCGAACCGCAAGCGTCCGGCAACCAGCGCAAGATACGCGAAGGCCGTTCCCGGTGGGAGGGTCTACCCGAGTCGTCCGAGGGTCTCGTCTACGACAACTGGGACACGAATGTTCATTGGATCGACCCCGTGCCTATCAACCCCGACTGGACCCTTCAGCGTACCGTCGATCACGGCCAGCACGATCCCTGCGCGACGCTCTGGTCCGCCTACACACAGTGGGGCGACTTGATTCTGTTCCGCGAGTATTACGAGAACGAACCGTCTATCGCCCGCAATGTCCATGCTATCATCGAGATGAGCGGGAACCGGCGCGAGAAGGTCAGCGAGATCCGCGACGAGTATGAGGGCTCCGTGCGGGCCATCTTCACCGAAGTCGAGATGACCGAACACTATCAGTTCACCGTCATGGACCCGCGCTCGTTTTCGTCTCCGGCCGACAGCGGCGATTCGCTGGGCATGAAGTACAACGAACTTGGGTTACCGGCTGTGAAGATCGACGGGACAGGCATCCGAGATATCTACGCACTCCCCCAGGTTCACGATTGGTTTGAGATGGACCCTGAGCGGACGCACCTGCTCTACCGGTTGGGCGTGCGCGACCCGAAGACCAGCCCGATTCTTGGGGCTGACGGCAAGCCGATTGTCGGTGCGCCCAAGCTGTATGTGTTCAACACACTCTCGCACTTCCGCGCAGAGATCGAGGGCTACATCTACAAGCTCGACTCCGAGAAACCGGTGGACAAACACGATCACAGCCTGACGGCCCTCAAATATCTAATCCTCGCCCGCCCGCGTTACGACGGCGCCCTGACGATTCAGGAAGCGTATCCTGAAGCGTATGGACAGGACGAAGCCAACGCGCGCACAGGTTATGCCGGTGCGAACGCAAGATATTTCTGAAAAACCCTTGACAGTATTTTCGGTAGGTGTACTGAATCACTATGACAGTTGACGGCACGACTGTAGATACTCTCGGTTTCGTTCAGCGATTCGGCGCGGACAGCATCGTGTGCCCCTATGGCAAGCGGAGCATTGCGGCCATTGCCGGTCACTGGCTCTACGTTCTCAAGTGCCGCCCTGCCCGACGCCACCTTGACACGCCTGACGGCGAAGTGGAATTGTTCCATCCCGGCAAAGGCGAAGACCTGTGTAACTGGGCAGAAGTTGTTGCCATCGGTACACGGGTCGGCGAGTCCCGTTCCCCGCACGAGAAAGCGCGCCTGCGCAAGAAAGGTGTGCGGCGCAGAGAACTGCCGGGGCGCTTGGCCGAGGCTTTTGCCGTGGGCGACATTGTCTTGATTCCCGATGAGCACCGCTGGGGTCTGATGCACTCTCCCGAATCCGAGCACGAATTCCTTGTGGACGAAGCCGTCGTCATCTGCAAGGACGAGGAACGCGCCGCATGACAAGCCCGATAGATGTTCCCAAGCAATCTGTTGCCCCGAAAGAAGTTAAGCGCGACCCCGCGATGGGCGTTACCAACTGGGCGGACAAGGCCGACACTGTCAAGGAAGTGCTCACCCGCGCGCGGATGCACTGCAACTTTTTTCGAGCCCAAGGCGCGTGGGCGAAGATGATCCTCGACATCAAGAAGGCCGACGAGATGACGCGGCTGGCCACGTCACAGACCAAGCAGGACGAGAACAAGACGCGCACTGCCGTAGACACTATCCCCGACCACTTTCATCGCGCTCTCCGCACGATCACCGCCAACGAGAACGACATCATGTTTCACCGCGATGATCCACCTGTGCGCTTTGTGCCGATGGAGCACTCCACTGAAGGTCAGCAGTTAGAGGCGGTCGGCATTTGCGAACAGCGGAATGCCCTGCTTGAATTCTCGATGGTTGCTGATGGCCGCGTGGACAAGATGAAGGATGGGCAATGGACCCTGAACAAATACGGGAACATGGTCGACTCCATGACCTGGTTCAGCGGGACCAAGACGGTGCGCGAGCGCCGCCCGACCAGTCGGGACAAAGACGGTGTGCCCACGGCGTATGCGTGGACTGATGTCGAGCGCGAAGTCCATCACCCCGAGTGGAACACTTACCATTTGGAGAACTGCTTCTTCAACGCCAACGTGGGCGACATGCAGGCGCAACAGTTGTTCGGTGTCGATCTGCGCGTGACGCTGGACAAGCTCGTGCGCGGCCAGACCGACAAGAAGTATTTGAATGTCGGCAACATCACATCCAAGCATCAGGCCGACCAGTATGACGACGAGAACGCCCGCGGCGACCGACAGGGCAATGCCGGCGACGGCGACGACACGAACGAGGCGACAGGCGAGATTGCCGTGCGCGACATTTGGATGCGGGCTCCGATTGACGAGGACGGCAAGTGGGACGAGAAGAACGCTCCTGCCCGTATCATTCACGCCATGTTTGCCGGACCGTTTGACCAAGACCCGATCTGTATCCTGCTGACGGAAATGCCATATCACGACGGCGAGATTCCTTATCGCTTCGCGCACTCGCACAGAGACGACAAGGGCGCTATCCATATGGGTTACCGTCACCTGTTGGGGCCTGGATATGATGAACTCAAGACGGCATTCGATCAGTGGTTCGATAACAAGAATCTTCAGAATGCCGCCCCGTGGATCGAAGAGTACGGGGCGCTCATTAACAAGGACCGCACCTTTGGACCCCGTCGTTTCCTTCAACTGAATCGTGGCCAATGGGACAAGCTCAAGCGCGTTGATGTGCCGAGCAACACGGGCGATATGCAGGCGTTTATCGGGTTCATCATCGGCGAATTCGATCAGGCCGCCGCCGCCAATCGGGCCTTTCGCGGCGAGGCACTCGGCGCGCGCACGTCCGCGAGCGAAGCTCGTAATGCGCTGGAGCAATCGCTCAAGCCCGCCCTCGACAAGCTCCGGTTCAATGCCTCCCGGCACAAGTGGATGGCTGAGAAGGATGCCGCGCTCTGGGCGAATTTCGCGCCTGCCAGCATGGTCATCACGATATCGTCTAATGATGTCATCTCCGAGATTCGGCCCGCGCAACTGCACGGCGAATTCCGGTGCAAGGTCATGGCCATCGACAAGTTCGAGCAGAATTCCGTTATCCGGTTGGAGCAGGACAAGTTCCTTCAGGCCGTGCTTCCGGTGTTGGCGCCCGCGCTTGGGCCGAAGAAACTCGTGCTTGCCATCGGCGATATCTTCAAGCCGCGCGAGATTCTGTCGCCCGAAGTACACAAGCTCGTGTTTTCGCCTGCGGGCGAGCTGGACGCGCACAACGTGGCGACGGGTGAGAATGTCGGGTTCCGCGAAGGGAACTTTGTGCCGCCGCAGGAAGACGAAAACCACGAAGTCCACATCTCGGTTCACAAGACACAGGAACAGATGCTCGCATTCATTCCCGGCGAGGAAGTACACCCCGACACGGCGACCCTGACCAAGGCGCACCGGACCATGCACGAACAGATGGTTCAGCAGATCGACCAAGGTTTGGCGCGTGGTGCCGCACAGGCTGAAGCCGCGCAGAACACGCCCGCTCCCGGCGAGGGTGTGGCGCAGACCGAAGGACAGGTAGCGCAGGAGTTGCTTGGCGCTGAAGGAGGCGAGGTTGCGGCATGAGTGACGGCGCGACGATAGAACCCAAGAACATCGGCGGGTATGGCGCGTTCAACCTGGGCGCGCTTCAGCGCCTGATGACGCTGGTGAAAAGTGATGGATGGAACGACTTCGTTGATTACTTCGATGCGCGGTGGCAGTCGGATGCCATGATGGCGCTTGACTCGCGCAGTGGCGAGTCTACTGATCCCACCAAGGTCGCGATCAGGCGTGACGAGTTGGCGGGTGCATCATTGATTACGTTCTATCTGGCCGCGGGCGGGTTTGTCGAGCACCTGACCGTCGCGCATGACGCGATGAAGGCCGAGTACGAATCGCAGAAAGACACGAAAAGCACTTGACACAATTTCGCACTGTTGTATTTCGGAAGTAGACAAACAGCCAAACAAAGCCGGTCGCTCCGGTTGCGATAGACGCAAAGGTTCGTGGGCCACGACTCACGGGCCTTTTTGTTTGGACATTTTGAGCGGCACGAGCGGACAACTTCGCACAATGCGCGGCCCGTGACTGCCGGAGCAAGGAGGCCAGTAATCATGGTCGAAACACTTACCGGAGCGGAGGACAAGCCGGCAACAGCGGCCCCTGTGCCCGACGGAGAAGGAAGCACGGCCCCGGCGTCGGATAAGCCCGATTCCTTTTTGTTAGACTTCCCTGACAAGGAAGCCGCCAGTGAGGGATTCAAGAATCTGCAAGGCGCCAAGACCAAGGCCGAGCAGGACAACGCTGACTTACGAAAGCGTTTAGAGTCTCTTGAATCCGAGCAGGGCATCGGTGAGAAGATTGCGTCGGCCATCAGTGCGACGAAGTCCTCTGCCGAGCCCACGGAAGCCGAAGTTGCCGCTGAACGTGAGAAGATTCTTGAGGAGTTAGGTGGAGGCCCTGAGGCCGAAGCCACGCTCCGTCTCATTCAGCAGAACAACGCGGCCGGCGATGCTCGTTTGCAGGCGGCCCTTGACGATGCCAAACAGGCAAGGGCGGAGTTGGAGAAGCGAGTTGCGGGGACATTGAGCGATCAAGATCCCCGATACGTTGCGAACAAGGAACTCATCACGAAGCTGGAATCGGATGGTGGCATGACGCGCGAACAGGCACTCAAGGCCGTGGAGATTATCCCCGCAGGCCCGATAGTTGCTGGAGCGCCTCCCGGCCCCGGTGGCGGAACTACGGAAGCCACAGCGGTCACGGATGCGCCCAAGGTGTGGTCCGATCAGGAAAAGGCGGATTACATCAAGTTCATGGGCGACGGTGTTACCGAAGATGAATTAGCCAAAGCCAGTAAGGAGCCAGCGCAATGAGTGACAAGAACGTGACGAATGCAGGGACGTGGGGCAAAGAGTCCTGTCCTGTCTGTAGCGAACTCGTAACCATGCACCCCGGCGGACGCGGTAGTCACATCCGTAACTGCGCGCTGAAGAACGGCGCGGAGTGCCCCGAGGAGTATCAGGTTAAACCCAAGCCCGCAAATCCGCTCAAGGATGTTAAGCCTGTGGAAGTGCGCAACCCGAAACTGCAACAGGACATTGCCGCCGCGGAGTCAATGAACAAGCGGCTGGCTGATGACGAGGAACGGCGGAGGAAAGAAGCACCCGACGCCGTTGCCACAGTTGAACATCAGCCCGATGCCCTCAAGAAGCTGGTGGCCTACGCTCGCGACATGGGCGTTATTGCCGACACCGAGACGACGTACTTCGGTGAGAACAAGGAGCACCGCTTCCAGATCAGCAAGGGGTATATCCCTGTTGTTGATCCACGAACGGGCGAACACATGGGCCACAACGAACTCCTGCTTTACAAGCGCGCAGAGATTCTGAAACAGCGCGAGCAGGAGTCGTATGAGGCCGAGTCCCGGCGCAGGTTACGGGTAGCCGCTAAGTCCGGCATGAAAAGGGATGACGATACCCCGAAACTCGAAACCCCTGGAAGCGATGACAGTATGCCGAGCATGGATCAGATGCAACCGGCGGCTGTAGCATCGTAATGGAGTGGTGTTATGACGGCACAGACAGCACGTAATCCGTCGTGGAACCGCAACCAGAGTAATCCTGAGCACGTCATGCCGACGCGCTTGCATCTGGTAGACGGTGGCGCGACATGGAAGGCGAGCCAGTTCCTGCGGCAGGCTTCCGACGGCCTCCTGTACGAAACCCGTACAAGCGCGGCCAGCGGAGTCAGCAAGGATGCGATCACGCATTTTGCGTTGCAGGATCTCGATACGGCTCTGAGTAATGACACCACACGTCGGCTGGCTGGTATAGTACAGGCCAACGACCTGTGGGAGATCAACGAATTGGACACGACCGTTGCCGAGGCCGCCAGCGGCCAGAAGGCAGGCATGGACGTGACCAGCAACCTGAACACGCTCGATGTCAGTGAGACCACGCACACGGTCTTCAACATCGTCACGCCGGTATGGCGCGAGCGCGCGTTTCAGGATGCTTCCGACGACACTCTGGCGCGTGCCATTGTCAGGGTGCTGGACACAACCATAAACGCGACCCCGGCCGCGGCGTAAGGAGAAAGAATCAATGGCTGCTACAAAACTTACTCACGTCCGAATGGGCGTGTTTCACCGGAACAGCTTTCCTGACCACCTCAACAAGGGGATGGATACGTTCCTTGAGCGTTCCGCGCAGATTCCCGTGCAGGGCGGGCAGTTCTTCAAGCGTGAGCAAGCAACCACGCTGGAGCACAAGCTCACCACGTGGGGGACGGCCCTCAACACGCCGCGCGAGAACGAAGACACCGATCCACTGCCGTTCGAGGTAACTGCTCCCGGTTACGACCAGACGATCACTCTGGCCACATACCGGAATGCGGTGCGCGTCACTCGTACGATGCTTCAGATCGACGTGTCCGGTAAAATCCGGTCGATGATGCAGGGTCTCCCGAACTCAGGGATTCGTTTCCTTGAGTTGGGTTTCGCCAACGTCATCAACACGGGTTCGAGCACGGCAGGCTCCGACGGTTCCAATCTGTTCGCTTCGGATCATTTCCAAGAAGATCCGGCGGGCGGGACGTGGGACAATGACGAGACCGCCGCGGCGCTGACGACCACATCGTTCAACACCATGCGCCAGAACATGCGCAAGCGGAACGATGAGAAGGGCATGGTCGGCCCGATCACGCTGAAGACGCTCTTTGGTGCGGCTGACCAAGAGCAGAAGATGCGTCAGATCACAGGGTCGGACAAGGTTCCTGAGGATGCGCTGAATGCGATCAACCCCTGGAAGGGCGTCAATACTATGGTGTGGGATTACATCACTGACACCAACGCCTTCTTCGGGTGGGGCGATCTCCCCGAGGACATGTGGGGATTGCACTTCATCGTGCTCTCGGACTTCTCGATCATGGCACTTCCGTTGCCGAGTGCGGCATATCCGGATATCGTTGCCGGGTGGCGTACGCGGGGACAGGTGGCGTTCTCGGGCAGTCAGTTGAAGAACCTCCATAAGAATGCAGGCGCTTGATACTGCGTTCTTGGGCAACAACCTACGGGAACGGCCGGACACCCCGGCCGTTCTCTCACCCTCCAAACGAGGAGTAGCCATCATGGCTCAGGAGAAAGACAAGGTAGCAGAGAAGGAAGACAATAGTCTGGCGAAGCAGGTGCGCCAAGTGAACGCCAGAGTTGATCGGTTGCAGGCGAATTGGAGAGCGTTCGCGAAGAAGTTTATTGCGTCGGATTCCAATGGCAAGATCGAAGGCCGGGTTCATATCGGTCTCGTTGCCCTGCTTGCATCGGCCATCGCGATTCCGATTGTGATTATGGCCGCGGACATCATCCATGCGCCGGTAGGCGGCACGGGTGGTCCGGCCGGTTTCACGCTCAATGAGTCAGGCGACGCGCATTTCGGCGGGAGTGTGACCATTGACACGAACCTCGTGCTTGGCGGTGCTCTGACATCTACGGGCGCGCTGGACATTGCGGGTGCGCTGAATGTTGACGGTATCACATCGCTGGACGGTGCGGTGGTTGCAGGAAGCGACTTGAATGTGACGGGCAACGTGTCAGTAGTCGGCACGTTCAATGCGACCGGCGCCGTTGCGCTTGTCGGAGCCGTTACTCTGACCGACAGCCTCACCGTGAACGGCGCAGAGATCGCGGGCGACGACGCTACCATCATCACCAACATGGCGAGCGTCGAAGCAGGCGCGTACTTTGCCGCGGGCGTCGAGGGCGTGACTGTTATTTACACGAACAGGTCCAATCTGGCGACAAACATCGTGACGGTTACGGCCGGAATCATCACTGCCGTCTCAACCGATCCGTAAGAAAAACAGGTGCGGGGGTCTTCGGACCCCCAACGCCTTCGGAGGCACTATGAAAAAGCTCCTGATTTCCTTTGTTGTCATTGCCGCCGCCGCGTTTGTGGCCTTGGCGGGCGGGCTGGATGCCGTAACGCCGATCACGATTTCCGCCAGCACGAACGCCGCGCCGATTGCGGCTGACCAATTCACGAATGCGACTGATCTGACCGCGTGGGTGGACGCCATACACGTGCAGGTCACTTCCTTGGATGTGCCTGCGCGCACGAGCGTACTGGAGATCGTGACCGTTCCCGCGACGGGGCGCTTGTCGCAGAACATATTAGTGGTTTCCAACCTGTCAGCGTCAGCGGTTTACTATCCGCGTGTCATACAGGACACCACGTTGGGCGCGACCATATCCGGTGAGCCTGCGCGGCTTGCGCTGGTCTCCGAGAAGCTGGTCGTGCGCGTGTTTAATACAGACGCAACCGGGACGTTCTCTGTTGTGGTGACGCCCATATTGACCGATTCAGACTGAAAGGGCGTTACATGAAGAAGCTACTTGTTTGCTGTCTTTTCGCGGCTTCGGTTGCTTTTGCCGGAGATCCTGAAGAGTGGCGCACTGTGCGCGTGCAGAGCGGGACGGTGGCCGTCACCAACACCCTCACCGTGTCGGCGAGTGGCGCGGCTGTTTCGGTGACCAACGGCCCGACAGTTGCCGTGACGAATACGCCGAACGTCTTCGTGACCGGCGGCGACAATACGAACGCTGTGATTCGCGGGACCGACGGGACGGCAGTAGGCGTCGATTCGACCAGCGCCGCGCTGAAGACGATTGGCACGCTTGAAACGCGGGCACAATCAGGACGGGCGTACACGCACTGTCAGATCACGGACGACGCCGCAGACGATGCGACTCAGGACATAGTCATCAGCAATGGCGCTGTCTCTATTCACCTCACCTTCATTGCGCATTCCGAAGCCGCCGCGCAGGCGTTTTTCTACGAAGCGCCGCAGTTCACGAATGAGACAAGCACCGCGACGCCGGTCAACATGGACCGTACGAGCACGAACGTAACGGATGTGACCGCGTTTCAGTCTCCCGGCGTGACGAATGTCGGCACGGTCTTGACCGCTCTGGTGGTCGGCGGCGGGTCAGACAATAACGGTTCGGCGGGAACGGGCGAGCGCAATGAGTTCATCTTGCAAACGGAAACGCTTTACCTGATCCGTGTCACGAACAAGGGCGGCGCGAACAAAGACCTGTCCGTATGCGTTACCTACTACGAGGAAAGGGATTGACCGATGGCCATAAACGGCACGTCATTCTTCGACCAGAAGATACGTCAGTTTCGGTCGTCGGCAAGTCACGGGAAGTTCGCGCAGGACTACATTCGGGCAGTCAATTATGCGCTCGCGGAACTTACGACCGCGCTCGACCTGCAAACGGCGGCCACGTCGATTACGAACACAAGCACGAACATCGACCTGGCTGATGACCGGGAGTGGGCGCTGAGTGTAGGCGTGGACTACTGGCTTGTCCGGCTCGGCCACAAAAGCGGTGACCTGAACCTTACGTCTGCGTTCGCTTCGTGGGAACAGGCCAAGCGCACTGTCCGCGTGGACCGCGACCTTGACGATTCAGCGTCCGCGACCGACGGCGTGATTATCGCAGAACTTGACGACTAGGAGGCGGCATGGCTGGTTCCGACCAGAAGTGGGTCACGCTGGCCTCCAAATTCCCGGCTGGGCTGGACACGGAAACTGACGAGATCGACCTGACGGACGGGTTCACGCCCGACTCCTACGGGGTCGATATTGACACTCCCGGCAGGCTCCGTACAGGGTCTGTGCCGACCGGCACGGGCGACATTGCCGATACCAGTTCCGTCGGCGGGAACACCTACACGTGGCACTATCGCCGCCTGTGGCGCATCAACGGCGTTGACCTTGAGTACCTTGCGCCCCGCTATCGTGACATCGCGCTAGTGCATCAAATCCCACTGTCTTTCGAGGAAGACGCCAATGCGCTCCTGACATTCTTCCCGTTCGCGGGCACCAGCATGTTTGTTGCTAAGAGCACGGGTGGTTACCAGATTCCCGGTGCGGCCAGCCTCGCAGGCAATTTCCAGCATGATGACATTGTCGAATCCATGCAGGTGAGTGCCGACGGCAACGCAATCGCGATGGACGGCATCGCCTACGCCAGCAACACGCACGGGCTCATGGCGTGGGGCGGCGGGGCCGTGACCGAATTGACTGCGCTCCAGCGGGCCAAGGCGAGCGATTGGGCAGACACCGCCGTGACCAAGGACGAGCAGAAGCGGCGCATCATCGGCGCTGACAAGTTTGTGTATGACTCCCGAACCAAGCTCTTTTTCGATTACTCGACCAGCGGTTTCCGGTTCACGTCGCGCACCATGACCGACAACCTGTCCGCGCCGTTCACCGTGGTGCGGGTCGGGTTCCTGTTGGAGAACAGCGGCAAGCAGGACGGCATGATTAAGTTCCAGGTCAAGCGCGACCTTGAGGAATGGCAACCTATCGAAGAAGTCGATGTCATCTGGGACGACGACACGCACGGGTTTGTCGAAGCGCCGCTGGAAGACTGGGTGCAGGCTGAGAAGTTCACCCTGCGCATCGAGTCGCTTTCATCGTGGATTTACATTCGCCGCATCCAGGTATTGGTCGAGTCCAATTCCGACGTGAGTAGCTACAGCCAATGACAAACGAGAATCTCAACACCACGACATCTGAGGCGACGGCGCGACAAGCCACTCGGCAGGCGGTGCATACCGTCACTGGCGCGACTTTTACCGCATTCGACATCATTAATCGCGAATGGCCGTTCATCGACGCCTCGGTGGCCGATACTCTTATCACCGCGGCCGAAAGCGTGCTGGCTGTTACCGACCCGCAGGTCGATCAGCAGACCATCACGGGCGTCTATCTCGTCGGGCAGACACAGGCCGCTGACCAGCAGGAACGCCATGTCACGATTCAGCAGACGCTTGTACTTCCAAATCGCGGCGTGGACCAATCCAATCTGCCCTTGGAAGTCGATGCGCAGAACGGGCGGGTACAGGCTGAAGTGTCGCATACCGGCGCGACATTCGATGGGCCACTCGTCCTGACGCGAGAATGGCCGTTCTTCGACCCTGACACGGCTGATATAGTCGTTGTGGCCATGAAAGCCCGCAAGACTGTTACTGACCCCAAGGTGGACGGGCAGACGTACACAGGGACATTCCTTGTGGTCGATGCCGACGTGCAACCGGGGCAGTTGCGGACCAAGACCATTGTCGAACGACTTGTTCTGCCCAATTCCGGTTTGTCATCGAGTCTCCCACTAGAGGCTGATGCCGCCCTGCATGACCGTAAGGGCCCGCGCCTGTTGGAGGACGAGGGGGCGAGCTTCTTCGTCAGCGAAGTGCTGATCCGCAAATGGTCGTTCTTTGATCCCGACACGGCCGACCTTGCGCTGACCACGATGAAGACACGGAACACCGTGACCGATCCGGTGGCTGACGGGCAGACCTATACCGGCACTTATGGCGTCATCGACCGGCGCGCCGTTGATGGCCCGCTCCGCACCATCACCATTTTTGAGACGCTTGTGTTGTGGCAGGCGTGGGGGCATGACTCACATGCTCCGGACCTGATCGAGAACGACAATGCGGGCGATAATAACGAGCGCGAGATTGTGTCCAAGACATGGCGCGGCATCCAGCATGGCGACTTGAACAGCGCACGCACCGAAGCGCGGGACACGGATGATGCCAATGTCGGCGCCGATGCTGGCTTTATCGTCACGAACGTCCATATCCGCGATAACCAGAACGGGTCGTTCACGCTGATTCAGCGCCAGATCAAGCAGGTCAACAACAAGGACACCGCCGGGCAGACCAAGGTCAACCCGTTGGGCATCGAGACATCGACGCTTGACCGGACTACGACTACCTATGACAACTTCACGGCCGCAGGGCTGGCGACGGCCGTGGTGGGCGAGGCCGCGCCTGCGGGTTTCTCGCTGGTGCGGTTCGACACCGACATCAAGGCTAACGGCCTATATATCCGCGTGTATCAGTACGCCAAGATGACGGCGGCGAATGGGGTGACTGCCGGGACTCCCGACAGATCCCAGCAGACCGGAGCCAGTGGTGACGATACAGAACAGGACATGGGTCGCAGGCGGGCCGATACCGTGGATGGGATCGCAGTCGCCAACGCCCAATCAGTGGTTCAGACATTGCGGACCAACGCCGATGACAACGCATGGGCAGTGGAAGGCATCCGCTATGGCGACATTGGCCAGGGGCTCGCGCGCGTGCATCGTCGTCGCCGCAAGATCAATCCGGCCGTGTCTGAAGAAGACGCCGTCTTTCTCGGGTCGTCTGTGACGGTTGAAGACCAGCCTGTCGCATATACCCGCATGTGGCCGAGCGTATCGCCTGACGATGCCGATGTGCTGGTGGGCGACGGTGCCGCGGCCTTTGCGCGTGCGAGCTTTGTGGGGGATGATGGGCAGACGTATCAGCACTCCAGTGTGCGACGCATCCCCGACAGATCGAGTGGCGTGGTCGATGTGATCCAGACAGGCCGTGCTCGTGCCGCCGTGACGTGGGACAATGGGATTATGGAGGAAGAAATTTGGGCCCAACGCTTCTTCTATATCAACGGCGCAGTGTGGCGGCGCACGTTCGGGCGCAAGGTGAATACATTGAGTTCGGTGGAGACGTGGGCTAACGCATCTACGGCGCGGCCAATCGGGGTCAAGGGTGCGCCATTGAACATTAAAGGCGGCCGTACAGATAAACTCCCCGGCACATTATGGCACGTAGGCATCAAGGAAACGTGGGAAGATGTGACGGCGGGGATTGATGCAGAGCCGAGTGTCGGCCTCAACAATGACGAGTTCAATCTGTTAGGAATTCCGATTCCATAATGGCTGACGAAGACAAAAGAGTATTGCGCGGCGGCGGGGCTGACAGGTCCGAACTGCTTGGCGGTGGGGCTGACAGGTCCGAACTGCTTGGCGGTGGGGTGCAACGTGGCCGCCTGCTTGGCACGGGCGCTCCCGGCTTGCCCGAGGCTAAGACATTCCTGCCCGTGCCGCCGGAGGCCGCTGTCGAAGAGGCGCCCGTGCTCGACCCGATCATTGCCGCCGCACGACAGGCATTCATCGCTGACGCTAAGACGCCGGCCGAACGCACCGAGCGCGAGAACGCTTTTCGGGAGGATGGTACATTTATCGGCGCACCGGAGTTGCGGGACAAGTTCGGTGAGACTCTGCGGCAGGTGGAAGCCGAGCAAGCCGATGCCGATGACCAGAACCTGAAAGACGGGCTGATTGCCGATGCCGACATGGCCGAAGTGCGCCAGCAGGTACAGATGCTTGTCGGCGAACTGGACAGGGCCAACATCCAGATCAACGTGTTACAGGACAGTTCCAAGGTCGCGATGGACGCGCTGACGCGGGCGACCCGTGCCGAGCGCCTGTTGACCGACGCCGTGCAGGATGGGCTGATCGACTATCGCTACGAGCGGGAGTTGGCCACGCTGGAGATCAAGAAGCGGGCGCAGGCATTCAATGGCCGCACGCTCGGGACGCAGGCGATTTCGGGGAGCCCAACAAAGGTGGATATCGACAACTCGACCGGCATCAAAGACGCCATCTACACGCACGATACGGGCACCAACCCGCACTTGGTGACTTTTCAGTTGACGGGCCGCTATCTCATTCTTGGCGGCATCACGGTTGGCAATCCCGGTTCTGGCACGGGCCTTCACGTGGTTGATGCGGCATTCTACACAGACGACGGCACGCCCGCTCAGATAGCTACTACGTCGGCACACAGCGTCTCCACAGTGGAAGACACAGAGGAACAGTACGTGGGCTTGTGCGCCATCATTGAGTACGATGGAACCTCTGCGCAGAGCGCGACGAACGACCTTGTAGACGGCGAACTCTTTATGGGCGTGGCGGTTTCGGTTGGGGCCGGTAATCCGACCGTGAATCTGGCGCACTTGGTGATCCACCGAATAGAATAAGGAGCAACAATGAAAAAGCTACTGGCAACACTTGGATTGATGTTACTCGCGAGCGCCGCGTTCGCCGAAACCGGGACGGTCACGATTACCATGACGATCAGGGTCCAGAACCAGAACTACACCGACACGCGCTCAGTCACGAAATACACGAAACAGCAGAATGCCGATCATGGATCAGCCGTGATTCAGAGCATTCAAACCAATGCGTGGGAGCAACTTACGATTGCCGCCGACGTGGCGACGAACGGGTACAC